ATAGACTGTCTAGCGAGGGGCGACAGCCTCCCAATTGCCATGACAATTGGAATATCCCTAACCTGTACATACGCGAGATCCCGCGAGACAGGACACATACCGCCTATACCTTATATGGTCATACAGCCGGTGAACGGTACGATCACTGATCCCACAGCCCCAAGAGAGGTATCTCGATACCTCCTTAGAGATGTGATCTGAGTCGACTTTGACACCATCTGTATGATAATCCAGCCATGAGGGCACAAGCCGGGTGGTCTGTACATAATCCTCCACACTCCGGTAGGAGAAGTAGCTCAGGTCTAGTCTGACACTCTCGCCATCTTCATTTCCAGATAGAGATACCTGGATCGGATGGGTGTCACACGGTACATAGCCCCGGGCGTCCGGCTCGCCTTCCACAAGACGGACTGTACATTGCGATCGTACCACGCGGCGATCATGTTCGGTGAGTAAAGAACCTTTTACCAGTTTTAGACCTTTTCCGGTAGGGTCAAGGGCCAGACGCACAGCGAGCTTTCTCTGTGCATAGTTGACTGTGCCCTCCTCAAGGCCGATCGAGGCCAAACCCATACCACCCAGTTCAATTGGTAGAAACCAATTGAGGCCACGATAGGGGTCAAGAAGACCAGCCCCTTTCATGGCCTGGAACCATAGCCGATTGGCTAAGGGTGCCCGGGTGTCGGAAACACTGTATAGAAGGTCCTCCTGCAGACTGGGTAGTACAAGTCGTGAGTCAGCCGTCATTAAATCCACACCAGTGTTCCACCGGATCTCCTGGCGCATTGACAGGAAATCAGGTTGGAAGGCTGACCAGAAGGGCCGATAGACCCTCTGGGGAATCCCACCTTCACCCTGAACATAAAGTTCTGAGTTAACGGTGAAGAAACGATTAGTGTAGTAGTTCTTGCCGACAGACTTCTTGAACCCCAGCTCGCCAATGACTGAGCACCATGTCTGGTAGTGTCCAGGGTCGGCCTGGAAGAGAATGTCATCCCCATTGATGAGGACGGGGAGAATGTCCAGCTCCTCCCATGTTAGGTAGCCCCTGTCAAGGGCCACCTTCAACAAACTCAAAACACTGTTGTACTCCTTGTCACCGACCACACCCTCAGACATCTTTTCATGCCTCACATAGCTTAACAGCCAACCCGCAAGATTTACGAGACAGAGAATGGGAAAACTCAGGATGTTACCCATTAACTGTCCGTTCGATTGGCGGGTGGAGCCAGGAAGCTGTTCCTGCAACTGTCTGTACAGAGAAGGAGGAATACCACGGTAGCCCTAACGGGGTTTAAACCGATTGAGGGTCGTGGAATAGTCCAACTGTGCACTACAGAGGGCAGTTGTTAGACGATGTCGCAACTCTGACGAGATTGCAAG